CCAATACGTTTCAAGGCTCGCCTCGCGTGTCTGCCACCACAAGTCACCCACGACTGGTTTCACATCAGCATCCAAGGCCGGGTCGCTGCGCTGTCTCCAGATACGGTTGCGCCCGTCAGCGGTGGACTGTGCTAGCGCCGCCGCCTGTTTCACCTCGTCTACAGCGACGTCTAACGCATGTAATTGAGTGACATCGATAATCGAGCAATCGTCAAAATACGCGTCCACCGGCGATGTGAACGCGATCCGGGCGCGCACCCATTTCACGCCGTCGGGTATGACGACCTCCTGTATGGCCTGCGTCCACGTGTTGCCGGTGAATACCATGTTGACGAGCGGCGTGAAATCCGTCCACGACGTACTGTCGGTGACCGTGGTGGAGGACGTGTACTGCAACCGCAGACCGCCATTGTCATTGCCTGACAGGGCGGTGAGCAGTTTGTACCAGGCGCGGAACCGGTACCGGTTGCCCACCGTCACCGCGACAGGCTTCGTGCTGACCAGCTCACGTGTGCCCGCACTGGCGTTGAGATAGGCTCGCCACCCACCGGAGCGGCACCATGTGCTCTGCTGGGCGAATCCAGCGGCCGCTATGTTCGTCGTCCACCCGTCGGCGCCATGCTCAAACCCACCGTTATACAACAACTCACGCGCATTGCCACGGGCCGCTTCAATCGCGGCCGCGTTCTCTTGCACTTTCGTGTTCGTGGCCGTGACCTTCGCATCCACCGCGTCGGCCTTCGCCGTCGCGTCCGCCTTCGCCGCCTCCAATATCTCGTCGGCCTTCGTGTCGATCCTGTCGGACGTGGCCTCAAGGTCCTTGTTGACTTGCTCTATCTGCGCCTCGGTATCCGCCTTGGCGGCGTCCAGGATCTCGTCGGCCTTCGCGTCGAGCTCCTCCTGCGAGATGCCCTCCCACAATGGATTCTGCTCGCCCGTCGCCGGATCCCACTTGTCGACGCCATGATCGGCCATGCCGCCGACGAGCACACCCTGCCCATCACCGGTCGGGTAAAACGCTGAACCGCTTTTGCGGGTCTGCGCGCTTTTGGCGGTGCGCAATGCGGTTTTGGCCACGTCCAAAATCAGTGTGTCTTTGTCCTGGTCGAGTTTGATATGCTGCGCCATGCGCGCCTCCCTATCACTCAGGTGCCGGCGTCCTCCATCACATCAAACGTGAGGTCTACCGTGTCTGTTTTGTCGCCGCTCATCTGCATCAGTCGGGTCTCATACCGGCCGTCCGGCAACGGCGGATACCCTTGGATGTCGAGCAGAAAACGTTCGCCCGGCCAAAACGACCCCAAGGGGTGCACGGGTGTCGTGCCTCCACCGCAGTCCGCGGTGTTGACGCGGGCGGAAATCTGCATCAGTGGCTGGCGGTTGGCGTCGAGCACGCCACGCGCGTGTGCGCGCAGCAGGTCGGACTTGTCCGTATCGGAGTCGGAGTAGGTCGACTCCCACAGCGGATATGGGTCGGTCTGTTCGACGAGGCTCAGGGCCTCCACCATGGTGGTGATCTGCGCCTTGTCCGTGCCGCTGCCGCTCGCGTAGACGCGTTGGATAGGGCCCAACCGGTCGACGGTCAGGTCCTCCATCGTGCCGCCCGATGGCGCGTAACTCAGCTCGTGCACTTGCGCTTGGCCGAGATAGATGTCCGCGTCGGCCGCGGCGATGAAATCCCAGCCGGTGTACAATCCGTCCGCACTGAGTGTGGGCCGGAATTGCATGTCGGGGCCGCCGTCGACGTTGGTGAGCAGGTCGAGCAAATGCGCCGCGGAAAGGTTTTGGATGTCCCATGATTCGTAGGTGCGTTCGTGCGCACCTTTTTCGCCGAGGTAGGGCCATCGTATGGGCAGTGAGCCGCCCGGTTTGCGGCTCGTGCATTGCACGCCGATTTCGCAGGCGATCGCCCGCAGACTCAGATTCCGCAGCGTTATGACGTCGGTGCTCGTATGATTCGCGCCAGTCCCATAGACGCCCTCGCGCACCATGTACCGGTGCTCGAGCAAACCGAGCGGGCTGATGAGGTCGAAACTCGTGTCCCACGCAGAGTCTTTGCGCAATCCGATGGCGCCGCCCACGATGGGACGCCCCGGCTTTTGCTCGTCGACGTCCCGCTGCGTGCGGTCGAACACCATGAGGCCGGTACGCAACGGCATGAGCGCACGGCGTTTTTGCTCCCATGTGGAGCCGGGCACCGCAGTCCAGGGCACGGTCATGCCACTCGCCGAATCCGTCCCGAACCCCTTGTCTTTCGTGGTCGACAATGCGGAGTCGGCGACGGTAAGGTCCCACGAAAACGACGGAATGTCGAGTGGGGCGCCCACACGGCCGGTGATCGTGTCAAACAGGAACGCTTGCCGCATGCGCGCCTCCTATCTATCGAGCCAAACCCTCGTCTTTGATAACGAGCACGCGGCCCACGTAGAGATTGCCCCGATCATCCGGGTCATTGTTCGAGTAGTGCGTCACGTAGCCGCCGCCCTGCTCGTTGTACATGGCGAGCCCGAACGTGTGCCGCCCGGCAGAGACCTGCACGCTGGCCGTGAGCTCGTACGTCACCCACGCCTCCGTGTACTCGACCTTACGGGTGGTGTATTTCTGTCCGTCCACGTAAAACTGGACCGCGGCCACACCCCGCGTCGTGCCGGCCGAGGTTTTTTCCGGCGTGCTCACACAGATGTAGGCGTGCAGCAGGATATTCCGATCGGTCGGAAAATACGCTGTGTGATTGAGTATCGGGTTCTTGTACGGCGGATTACTGGACGCCTGCAGGTCCTTGTTTTCGGCGACGCGGGCGATGATACCCATTTCCGCGCCATATGGCATCGCATAGTCGATGTCCCCGTATTGGGTGGCGGACGCGGTGGACGTGGCGCCTGCGGGCACGAGCATCGCACCCAACCGCCACGCACGGTCAGGCACCGACGGCTCCGTGGGCGACGCGGCCGGTGTGCCCTGCGTGACCCCAACCTCGATACGATTCGTCGTCGGCAAAGGATGCCCGTCACTGTCCGTGCCCTCGGGCCGGTCGGAAAACACGAGGTCGTTCGCGCGGATCCAGATGACGTCGATACGCGGGTGAGTCGGATCGCCGGCGGACACGGGGCCGACCACGGTCTGATCGATGTACGCCTCGTAAAATCCCTCGGCCCATGATTCGTCACGGGGGATCACGCACATGCCACGAGTCACACTGTATTGCAGGTCGCTACGTCCGTTGACGCGCAATGATAGGTCGTATGGGTCCTGTCCGACGATGCCGGGATTCGCCCACAAATACCGCATGATGCGCCGGTGCGCGTGCGCGCTCACACCATTGCCCTGCGCGTCGGGTGGTGTACCCAGCGCGGAATAATTCGTCAACGCCATATGGTCTCCTTACATCCATGTGTCGGCCATGCTGACCGTCACAAAACCGTCACCACTGCTGCGCAACACCACGTCGACGCTCGACCCCGGTGCGACCGGCGCGAACCCACGCTGCGTCAGATACCGCGTCACATCCGTACCGTTGATGCTCGCCGTACGCGACCGGAAATCCAACACGAGAGGAGCTGCCGCGCTCACCGGCAGCTCATAATGCAGCGAGTATTGTCCGTTGATCTGCACATCGATGCCATGCGGCCAATTGCCCTCCACCATGATGAGCGGGTAGGCCGGCGAACCGCCATGGTTGGTGAGCGTGCCACGGTTGCGCCCGTCCAATGTGGCATCGCCGTAATCGATCGGGTATGACAGTCCCTTGTCGCCGGGCGTGATGGATAGGACGCTCACGCTGTTGTTGGGCTCGCCCTCCCACCACGTCTCGAGCTTGTCGCCATATCGTAGGCCCTCGCCCTCATTGGCTCCGTCCAACGGGAGCAGCTGCACGAGCTGCATGTCGGTCGAGCACAATTCAGGGCGCGGGCACACGATATTGATCTGCCCGGTCAAAAACTGCCGGTTCATATTCTGTGCGCCCTGCTCCACGTCGATGGAGTCCACGTAACCGGTTGCGGTCAGATCGTGGTCGGCGTCGACGACACGCACCCGAATCTGCCGGTGCAGCAGGCTCCGTATACGAGTCTGCATGGCGAGCAGCGTACTACGATCATCCGCCCCATACGGCAGCAAACGGTATTCGACGCTCACAGTACGCGCGCTGTAGAGAATCTGCGCGTCCACCACGTCATGCGCGCCATCACCGGCCGACCGTTCCACGAGGTCGACTTTCGCACTGGTGGAGCCCAGCCAGCCGGTGAGGGAGCGCAGAATATAGCCGGCAGCGGCTGCGCTCCCGTCGAATTGCACGACACCATTTGGCCCTGCGTCCAATATGACGACACTCATAGTCACCTCACTCCGTTCAACAGTCCACGCGTGGCAGAGCGTGCACGGGCGGCGGCCAGATCGGCCTGCACCTGCGGCGAACCAGTCGAATACATGTTCTGGTTCACGGTCTGGTTAAACACTATCCGCCCCTCATTGCGCGCAGCCTCCACATACGGGGCCGCCGGTGTGGCCTGCACATAACCACCAGACGCATAGCCGGCCGCGGCTTTGAACTGCTCGTAATAGCCGCCGTTGATCGCCTCGAGCTCACGACGATATTTCGCCGTCTGACTCGCCCTGATGACAAACTCACCATTCGACAGGTTGACAGGGATACTATCGGACGTGCCTGTCCCGGGGCCGGAAATATACCCGCCCGTCGCACTGTCCTTCGGGATCGTGCCGCCATGCACCTTCTCACCTTGCGACGTGTAGTAGGTGGTCACTGTGAATGATTTGTCCCCGATCTGCATCTGCTGCAAACGGCCAATCTGCTGCTCCGCGTAGTCAGCGCCGCGAGCCGTCACGTTGAACCATTTGTCGGCGATGCTTTTATTGTTGACCGCATTAATGGCTGTGATCGCCTGATCGTTGTTGCCGTAGATGAATCCGGTCTTCGGGTCGATCTTCCAGCCGTTCGTCTGCGCGAGCGTCTTCCAGTATTCGGTGTTCTCGCCGATCAGCTGGCCGGTGTGCGGATCGATGGTCGCACCGTTGCACAATGCGAGCATCGCATCGTACTGGTCCTTGTTCGCGATGATCTGCCCGGTCTTCGGGTCGATCTGCGCGCCCACGACCTGCGCGATCTCATTCATCGCCTCCGAATTGTCACCATAGATGATCACCTTCCCGTCCGGCAGGCTCGTGGTCTTGCCCATGAGATCGTTGAGTTTGGCGATCGCCTCATCGGTAAGCACCTCAGCGGTCTTCGGTTCCAGTGGCGTGGCGTTCGCGGTCTTGACCGCGTCGATGAGCTTCTGTGCCGCGTCCTTGCCGAGGCCGGACGCTTCCGCCATTCGCTCGGCTTCCTCGGCTGAGGCGCCCATGGCTTGCGCGTAGTGCACGAATTTGTCGTGCGCCTCATTCATGGTGCCGTTGATCTCATCGATGCTGCGCCCGTTCTGCGCTTGCGCTTCGGCGGCCTTGACCGCGCTTTTGGCGAGGTCGTTCAACGCCTGCCGGTTCGCGATGCCCTTCTCAGTGTACGTGTCGAGCGTGGCACCGTTCTTTTTCACGGATTCCTCGAGGTCGAGGTACCCGCTGCGCAGGTCGAGCAGCGCGTCCGTCTCACTGCGCGCGAAACCATAGTAGGTGTCGAGCGCGTCGATCACTTCGGAGAGTGCGGATGCGAGCTCGTTGACACCATCCGTGGTCGCACCGAACTGGTCGGCGAGAATCTGATCGGCGTCGACGGCGTCGCTGGCGGCGGACGCCTGCTCATTGGTGGCGTCGGTCAATCCGTCTATTTCGGAGGACGTAGCTCCTGCCTGGGCGGCAAGTTCCGCGTTCGCCTGCTTAGCTTTGGCGGCTTTATCGCTGGCATCCGTATACGCGGTAGACAGATCAGCGAGGTCGCTCTTCATGACGCGCGCGATGCTGAGTTCCTGAGCGCTGGAATCCACACTGGACAATTTATCGATGACATCATTGACTTTGTCTAGTGCACTTGTATCCCCTTGTGCGGCCAGTACGAAATCGCTCATACTAACCCCGGCCTTGTCAAGGGCTTCCGAGAGATTACTAACACCGGTTTCCAACCGGTCATACCAGCCGTAGTCTATGCTCTGAACCTGCTTGACCATCGCTGCGGACACATCGGCACCAGATTCTATGGCGTCCTGCAGCTCTTGGGCCTTCCTCTTGGCTTCAGCTGCCTTCTTAGCCCACGAAGTCAACGCTGCAGTAGCTACCCCTATGGCGATGCCCCATGGGCCGCCGAGCATGTCGATGACGCCTCCGCCGATCATGCGCAGACCACCGAGCACGGACTGTGAGCGGCTTACCGCGGTACCGAACGTCGCCATCTGTGTTTCGGCGCCGCCGAACGCGACGCGGAATCCCTGAGCGAACTGCGGGAGCGCTGCCTGTACGCGCTGGATCGGGTCGACGACCAATCCCATGGTGCGGCCGAACGTCGACGTGCTCGTCTCGAGATGCCCGAACACCTTGTGCAATCCGGCTGCGGCGCCCATGACCAGACCGATGGCGACAACTCCCTGCTGCACGCCGGACGGGAGGTCGGCGAACGCGTCGACCACATCGGTGATGGTCTGCACCACCTGTCGTAGTGGGCCGTTCGCTCCCTCGCCGATACGGATGAACGCGGTTTCGACCGCGCCGCCGAGCTGTTCGAGGTCGCCCTTGAGGTTGTCGGTTTTCTTCGCAGCGATCTCCGACGCGTACCCGCTTTCGGACACGGCGTCCGTCCAGTCGCGCACACCCTGCTCGCCTGCCTGATACAGATAATTCGCACCCTTGATCGCATACGAGCCGAACATGGTGGCATTGTACTGGTTGCGCTGCTCCTGCGTGAGGTCCGCTTCGGCTTTCTGCAACTGGCCGGCGAACTCGGCCATGCCAACAAAATTA